ATCAAATAAATCGTGAGGGTGTTTATAAAACATCTAAAATTTGGACATGGGAAGAATCGACAAAACAATTTATAGAGGCCTTAAAATAAGAAAGATAATAAAATGCAAAAATATGTTTCTGGAGATTGTACAAACTGCGAATCTACTTATAATGTAGAATATATGGAAACTATGGTATCACAGGAATTACCCGAACATTGCCCATTTTGTGGTGAAGTCATCGAAGAATTAACAGAGTCCTATATAGAGGATGAAGATAATTTTGACGATGATGAAAAATGGGATCGATAAACTGGTTATATGATAGTAAAGATTTTACGGAAGACTTGATTGGTGATAATTACGGGTTCGTGTATCAGATAACTAATCTGACGAATAACAGAAAATACATAGGAAAGAAGTTTTTTTATTCTTCCAAAACCAAACAAGTCAAAGGTAAAAAAAAGAAGTATAAGGTACAGAGTGATTGGCAAACTTACTATGGAAGTAGTGACAGTCTAATGAAAGATGTGTTAGAATTGGGTCACGAAAACTTTAGTAGAGAAATATTGCATCTTTGCCGTTCTAAAGGTGAATGTGGATATCTTGAAGCTAAAGAACAATTTGTCCGTGGTGTAATGGAAAGTGAAGATTACTATAATACATGGATAATGGTAAGAGTAAGAAAATCACACATAAAGGAATACAATGCTAGAATTTCTAAAATACCTTAAAGATGACCAGTATGATGCATACTTTTTTCTACCAGGTGAGAAAGAAAATCAGATACACATAGAAGGTTCACTATACAAAGATCCAGGCGAAGGAATTGGTTCCAGTAACCTTGGACACAATTATCATGTTGTGCTATTCAAAGAAGATGAGGAACACAATGTGGTCGATTTGGACCAATTTGAGGGTGTTTTAGGTTGTCCTTTAGAGTATATGTCTGGACTATTACCATCTGACTGGTATGGTATTATTGCCAGAAAGACTACCACTTCTTCCGCCTTTGTGGACAGGCTGGTTGCCAGGTTGACCGAATAGTGATATCCTAATATATCTGGAAACTATTGAAAGTTTATTATGATTTTAGTTGATTTAAATCAGGTCCTATTGGCTGGCCTGATGGCACAAATTAATAGCCAAAAAGGTGTCAAACTTGAAGAAAATCTTGTTAGACACATGGTATTAAATATTATCAGAACTCATATTAGAAATTTTCGTTCAGAGTATGGCGAAGTTGTTCTATGTTGTGATAATCGAAAATACTGGCGTAAAGAATTCTTTCCTTTCTATAAAGCTGGCAGAAAGAAAACTCGTGAAAAGTCTGATTTAGACTGGCACATGATTTTTGATATTCTTGCCAAACTCAAACAAGAACTAAAAGAACATTTTCCATATAAAGTTGTAGATGTTGAAGGTGCTGAAGCTGACGATATTATCGGAACACTAGTGCCTCGGCATATTATGCATGAAAATATTTTAATACTGTCTAGTGACGGAGATTTTTTGCAATTACAACAATATAATGGAAAAACCAGTTTCAAAATAAAACAATACAATCCATCATTGAAGAAATATGTAACTTCTTCTGATCCTCTTTTGGAACTCAAAGAGAAAATCATTCGTGGTGATAAAGGTGATGGCATACCAAATGTATTTTCTCCTTCAGATTGTTTTGTCCGTGAACTAAGGCAAAAACCAATCACTAAAGGCGTTATTGATAAATTGATTAATGAAGATTGGCAAAATTGGCAAGATGATGTTGCTAAAACCGGTTTTTCTCGTAATCAGACACTAATTGATCTCAAAATGATTCCTGTTGAGATAAAAGAGAGAATCATAAATACTTACGATGATGTCAAACCGGCATCGAGACAAGGATTGTTAAATTATTTCATGGAACACAAACTGAAAAATCTTATGGAAGTCATCGAGGAATTTTAATGAAAAGTATATATGAAATTTTTGATTCTTTTGAAGAAGCAAAGTCAAAAGAACAAAAAATGAAAGTTATCGGTGACAATTTATCGCAAGTACTGGTTTCAGTATTAGAGATGACATTTCATCCAAAATATGAGTGGCATTTTAAAGAAATGCCTGAAAACTTTAAACCATTGGTTACTGTTCCTGGTATTTCTTATGCGAAACTACATACGCATTTGAGGAAGATGTATCTTTTTCAAAAAGGTCATCCAGAATCAGCAAATGTTACTATGGAAAGAAGAAAACAATTATTACTTCAATTCTTAGAAGCTCTAGAACCTAGAGAAGCAGAAGTTATAATTGGCATATTCAAAAAAGATCAAGGTGTTAAAGGGTTAACTTATAATTTTGTAAAGGACGCATTTCCTGACCTATTGCCAGAATGTACGAAAGAGAAAAAATAATAATAACAAGCGGCTCTTTTGATCCTCTCTCCAAAGAAGAAATTAAATTTCTAAAGAAATGTAAAAATAAGGGAGACTGGCTTGTTGTCGGCATTCATTCTGATACCTTTGTACATTGGACTTTAGGTGGTGTTGTACAAGATTACGAATCACGTAGAGAAATAGTGGAATCGTTAAAATTTGTAGATGAAGTATTTTATTTTGATGATTCTGATGGAACAGTTTGCCAGTTGTTGAAATTGGTGAAAATATGTTATCCAAATGCGGCATATACTTTTATATCGCATGAAGATATGCACAATATGCCTGAAATGAAAATTAAAGGCATAAATTTTGAAATTGTAAAAATAGGAGATTAGTAAGTGGGAAAGTTTGTTGGTAAGTTTCGTAAGAACAAAGAGTATAATGATGACTATACTTACACTAAACAAAAGAAACATCGGAATGAACACGCCGAGATAAAGAAAATCAAAAATCGTGATTTTGAGGATATTTTGAGTGATTATGAGAATGAAAATGTACCACAAAAACACAAAGGTTTTCACAACTATTCAGCATAAGTAGGTATGCTGCCTTTGATATAACGGAATTGGTATAATCCAATACTGTTGTTTTCATACAACACAGCCCCTTGACATTTCTATAGATCTGTTATAGAATATGTAATTCCTTGACTGGAGTTACATACTATGATGATCTATACAAAAGCACCAAAATCCAAGAAACGCAAAATTCCAAAATCTGTTCAATTACAGAATCAGCAATGGTTACAATCATTAAGTACATTATTGCCTAAACATTCCAAAAATGTTTCCACAAGATTTGTCAATAAGATACCATCTTTAATGCCTCCTCCTGGCCGTGAACTACCAGAAATCGAATCCTTAGACACAGGTTTTAAGGGAGCGCTCACAAAATCTGGAATTATGAAAGATTATCACAAATTAACAAAACAGGATCGTGAATCTGTTGATCATATCGCTCAATGTGTAGCACCAATTCACAAAAGCAGTTATGTCTATGTCTCTGCCGGCATGAATCCTGCTTCACTTGGCAGAAAAAATGAGGTTTTGTGATATGCTGCAGAAAAATGAACTTGAATTTTGGTCAGAATGGTCAGAAATTGAGCCTTTTCTCGAAAAAATGACAGAAAAAGAGCTTGAAGAAATGCTAAAATTTGTAAATGCAGTCGGAATTGCAAAAATGCAAGCAAAATTATTACAAAATTCAAATTTTTATCACTAAAAAGGTTAAAAATGTTACAAAAATACGAAGAAGATCAAATTTATCGAGGTGTTGATGAGATTTTATTCAATCTCAAACACTTAGATGTTCAGGATGTAGCTTATTTTCTTGTAAAATATGATCCTGATTTGGCTGATCGCTTAGCTACAGCGATAAGTTTTAATATTTTAGATAAGGATTTTAAAAAATAATGATTTCTTCAAATAATTCATCATGTGACTATCGTGATTTGTCAAAAAAAGAGCAAGAAACTTGGTATTTGTTAGATGAAGCAATTCGAAAAATGATTACTTTGTCACAATTTGAAAAAGACCTAGATAATTACCGGAAGTTAAAGGAACAGTACCAATAGTATGTTGTTTTTATGCAACACAGAATCAAATATTTCTTGCCTATTTTTGTTTTTTATGAGATAATGTTTACATTAACTCGGAGATTGTATGGAAATCATTCAAACAAAATCAATTCTTGCCAAATTAATGGCTACAGAAAATCTAATCATCGAACAGCGAAAAGTTTCAACCGCTTCATTCGATGTAAAGAATCGTGTTCTTACTGTTCCTGTTCTAGATAAAAACATTTCACCACAACTTTATGACCTTTTTATGGGACATGAAGTTGGTCACGCTCTGTATACACCTCTTGATGGTTTGATGAGAGTTGTAGAACTGAATATTCCAAGATCAATTGCAAATGTGATTGAAGATCATCGAATTGAAAAACGAATCAAAAACAAATATCCTGGTATTCGTAAACCATTCATACAAGGTTATAACGAATTAATCGAAAAGAATTTTTTCGGTACTAGTGGTGCAGATTTAAATAACCTAAACTTCATTGATCGTTTCAACCTTTTCAGTAAGGGTGGACCCGCTCAAGGTATTATTTTCAATGAAAAAGAAAAAGAACTTGTTGCAGACATCGATTCTGTTGAATCATATGATGATGTAATTTCTGTTGCTTTAAAAGTAACAAAATATCTAAAAGAAGAAAAGAAAGAAAAGGAAGAAAATGGAACATGGATGCCTGAAGAAGATGATGAATCTTTAGAAGGTTTAAGTGACTTTGGTGATGATGAAGAATTTGATGATAGTGATCAAGAAGATGGTGATGAACAAGGTTCTTTGTCCGATGAAAATGATGAAACAACAGATGATGAAAATTATGGAAAACAATCATCCTTTTCAGATCCTAGTTCGGATGGCATCGAATCGAAAACCGATACTATCTTTCAAAGGACACAATCTCAACTTTTTCTAGATGACAATCGATACTATTATTATGGTGATATTCCAAAATATGATTTAAATAAAGTTATTATGCCATATAAAGAAGTTTGGTCGGAATATAAAAAAGATTGGATAATTTTCAAACAAGCAAATAGGAATTGGATCAATCTAGAAAAAACTAAAGATATTGATACCAAACAATTTTTAAAGGTTCGTACAGATGCCAAGAAAATCGTATCCTATCTAGCAAAAGAATTTGAAATGCGTAAAAATGCAGATCAAATGAAAAGAGCCTCAGTTGCAAAAACAGGCGAGTTGAATATGAGCAAAATCTATGCTTATAAATTAACTGATGATATCTTTAAAAAGATGACCGTTATTCCTGATGGAAAATCGCATGGTTTGGTCATGTTTATGGATTGGTCTGGAAGTATGTTTAAAAATCTTAACAATACAATTAAACAACTAATCAATCTTGCTATGTTTTGTAAGAAGGTGAATATTCCTTTTGAAGTCTATGCCTTTTCTGGTAAAGATCAATTTACTACTGCATACAAACCTACTGAATCTGACATTGGAACAATTGCAACATATCCTCTTAAATTATTAAATTTAATGTCAAGTAAAATGTCAGCAGCAGAATTCACATATGCCTGTTCTGCTCTGTTAACTTTTGGTGACCGAAGAAAAGATTTTTGTCCAGATTTTATGCATTTAGGTTCAACGCCACTTAATGAAACAGTTATGGCCGCTATGGAAATTATTCCTAAATTCCAAAAAGACTATAAACTACAAATTGTTAATACTGTATTCTTAACTGACGGTGACGGACACAATTGTGAAAAAGTATGGACAAAAGTAACAAGAGATGACAAAAGTGAAGATATTGTACATGGATACAACGATGAATCTCTTGATATTGATGGTGTATGGCGTAAAGAATTAACACTAGTATTAAGAGATCCTTTAACCAAAAATCAAGAATATGTTTCACAGTTGAGATATGGTCACTCCAAAGAATTAACCGCAGCATACATTAAATTATTGAAAGCTCGTACAAATTGCAATGTTGTAGGTTTTTACATTCTGTCTGGTCGTGATTTTAATCATGAAATACGGAATTTATTACCAGATTTAGTTGATACATCTTCTCTGAAATTGAATTTCCGTACGAATAAATATTCTGTTATCACAACAGCAGGTTATGATGAATATTATTTGTTGCGAGCAGAAGGCCTAGATACTGATGATGATGTTGAATTTGTTGTAAAAGAAAATGCATCAACTAGGTCACTAACATCAGCATTCAAAAAATATGCTGGTAATAGATTGTCCAACCGAGTAGTTTTAAATAGATTCATAGGACTAATTGTATGATGACAAAGGAAAGAGAATTGATATGTTATACGGACATTACCGGTTCTCGATCCGCAATTATCATAATAGAAGAATCATACCTATTAACTTATAGAGTAGAAATGTGTATTAACGACAAAATCGTTGGTACACTTTTCTTTAAGAACGAAGAAAAAGCAAATGAGATGGCAAAAGCCTACGCATTTTTAGGAGGTTAAAATGAAATCAGACATGAGTGATTTGAGAAGAGCCGACATAAAATTCATCGAAAATAGATATGAAATTTCAATGTATGTAGGATATGAATTAATAAAGAAAGAGTATGTTAGCAGTTCTTTTGAAGCGAGAGATATTGCTGAACAATTTATATGTGATTATGGAAACTCAAAACCGGAGTTGTTAAATGAATAATAATGTTAAAGAAATTTTATTAATCGCACAAGAAGAATGTGCCGAAGTGACGCAAGCAATTAGCAAAGTCTTTCGTTTTGGATTTGATGGACT